AAGTTGGAATCATAATACCTGGACAAACAAATGGCTTAAATGAATCTATTAGTCCTGAACTTGGTGATGAGTATTCAACATTAGGTGAAACACCAAACAATACAACTTTAACAATCACTTATCGTGTTGGTGGTGGAATTAATTCAAATGTTCCAAGTGAAGATATAAACAGTGCACCAACAAACTTAGCACCACAAAATGGAAATACATCAGCAAGATTATCAAGTGTAACAAATGAAAAACCAGCTCGAGGTGGTAAAGACCAAGAAGACACGATTGAAATAAAAGAAAGAGCTAAGGCATTTTTCTCAACACAAAACAGATGTGTAACAAAAGAAGATTATGAAGCTAGAGTATTGAATATACCAAGTAAGTTTGGTAATATAGCAAAAGCTTTTGTTACAAGGCCTGATGTGTATCAAGAATTACCAGAAACTTTTGGACTTTCAGATATGACAAGTTATAATAATTTTATTAATGCTGTTGAAGACTTGAAACAAGCTTCTGAAGAACCAATTGAATATTTTACTGGTGTTATGACTACATATAATAATAGTGGTGGTGAAGGTATGGATTTTCCTGAATT